GCGATCAAAATCTCTTTATTTATAAGAGTACTGATGCCCCAGCAGCTATTGCTGGCTCTGGATACTTTAGTAGTGTCACAGCAGACTTAAAACAATTTGATATTATCCTAGCTGTAGGTACCACAGGTGGTACTGCAACTGGTGATTTATTATTTGTAACGTCTGCAACAGCAGCAGCAACTGTAACAACGACTAACGGAACGTAACATTCCTCGAGAGGGAGGGCTTCCAAGTCCCTCTCTCTCACTTAAAAATTATGAGTGATAGCAAATTTGATATATGCAGTAAAGGGTTGGTTCTGGTAGGAGCTAATACAATTTCTTCGTTCACTGCGAATACGACGGAATCTAAAGTTGCGAATCAATTATACGAATCAACATTACAAACTATGTTGACTAGAAGTAGATGGAGATTTGCTTCTAAACAATCACAATTATCAAGACATGCAGATGCACCAACAGCTAGATGGTCTGCAAAATACCCATTAGCTAGTGGTACATTAATAGTACATACAGTTACTATAGGTGACAGTGTAATAGAATATGATAGATATGAAGACGATATCTTATGTGACGCTTCTACTTCAGATGCAGTAGTAGCTGATTACACTTTTCAACCATCAGAAGCTAACTTCCCACCCTATTTTAAACAAGCCTTAGTCTTTGAACTTGCATCATTATTTGCAGGAGCAATTGCTAGAAACGATACTTTGTCTCAGTTATATCAGCAAAGAGCAATGCAACAGCTAGCAATAGCAAAAGCACAAGACTCTCAAGCTCAAACAAGTAGAAAAGTAGATACAAGCAGATTTAGAAATAGGAGGAACTCAGGTGCTTTAGGAACTATAAAAGCAACTGTTAGTTAATAGATGGGAACAACAAGAATTAACCAAACAAGTTTTCATTCTGGCGAATTAGATCCTCAATTAGTTTCAAGAAACGATTTAAAAGCATACGGAAGAGGATTACAGAAAGCTAGAAACGTAATAATAAGAAACCAAGGAGCGGTAGAGAGAAGACCTGGAACGTTCTTTAGAGTAGATTTAGGAGCAACATCAAGATTAGAGACTTTTGTTTTTAGTGGTTCTCAAGAATATATATTTGCATTTCAAAACACAGCATTAAAAATATACTCTACAGCTGGAGTATTATTACAAACAATTACAAGCCAACCATGGACATCATCTAACTTTTACGAATTAAATATAAGCCAACAAGGCGATACTATGATTATTGCTCATGGTTCTTTTATGCCTATTGTAATAACACGTACAGGCGCTACTTCTTTTGTTTCATCTGTTTTTGCTTTTGATGCCAGTGTTAACGGAGAAAAGGTTTATCAACCTTACTTCAAGTTTGCAGATGACACAATTACCCTAGATATTAATTCTGTAACAAAAGGAGCTACAGATGTTACATTAATCACTTCTGCTGATTATTGGACCACAGACCATGTTGGTACTAGAGTACGTTACATGGGGGCAGAATTGCTTATTACAGCTCGTACAAACGCTACTACAGCAGTAGGCACACTTAAAGAAGTACCAATAATGGAATTAGATGAAGATCCGTTTGCATCATCAGCGGGTAGTGCAGTAGTAGTAGTAACTCATGTAGCTCATGGATTTAGTACAGGAGCTTCTGTAACTATTGCTGGAGCAGAATCTATGAATGATGTTGATGGAGACGGAATTGCTTTCGGTGCATTAAACGGAGCTAGAACAATTACAGTAGTAGATGACAATCATTATCAATTTACATCAGGCGGTAGTGATCCAGCAACAGAATCATTTGATGGAGGTGGCGTAAGAGTAACTGTATCCGGACATCCTCCTACTAGAAACTGGGATGAACAAGTATTTTCTGCTGTTAATGGGTTTCCTAATGCAGTAGCTTTTCATCAACAAAGACTATTCTTTGGTGGAGTAGACAATCTTCCTGATGGAATACAGTCAAGTAAGGTAGGTTTGTTTTATAACTTTGATGTAGGTAAAGGAGATGACAATGAATCGGTGCAAATTCAAATAGCTTCAGATGAAATCAATGAGATACGTCATCTAATCTCAGGTAAAGTCTTAGAAGTTTTAACTAATACTTCAGAGTTTTATTTAAAAGCCTCTATTGGTAAACCAATAACTCCAGCAGATATTGAAATGGTAAGGCAATCTACTTACGGATCTCAACAAAAAGCCATGCCTAGACAGTATGATGGAGGAACAATATACATACAAAACAACGGAAGAACAGTTAGAGAGTATGTTTATAACAGTTCAACAGAAGAATTTGCTTCTGCTCCAATAGCAATGATGTCTAGTCATTTAGTAAATGGAGCAACAGATAGTGCTACTATCAATTCACTTTCAGACAGAGATGAACAATTTTATTTTATAACTAACTCAGATGGAACATTAGCTGTTTATTCATCACAAAGATTACAAGAAGTTGCTGGATGGATGCAATGGAATACCGTATCTGGAAGTTTTGAATCAGTTGCTTGTACAACAGGGTTTGTTTATGTATCAGTAAAAAGAACAATTAACTCAGCTACAGTCTATTATTTAGAACAATTAGCAACAACATCATTTGATATACCGACAGATATGACAGTGACCAAAACATTGTCTGGGAGCTACCAGCCACATGGTTCACCCTTAACCAACGGCACAACGAGTAGCTCCACCAATGTTGTTGTTAATGGAATGACATCAGCTCCACAAGTAGGAGAAACGTTTACTTTTGCTGGAAATTCTACTGTCTATACAGTCAATGCAGTATCAGCTACTTCAAATTCAAACGAATATTCGATCACAGTTAACGCTGCAAAAAGTACAGCTAACGATGTTGCCCTTACTTTTCTTACTTCTAGGACATGGTCTGGATTAAATTCAGCTCCAGATATGAGGGGATTAACAGTACACGGAACATCAGGCTCTACAGAGGGAGCTACTAATATAAATTATTATGGTAGTGGGGTAGTAAACAGTAGTGGTGTTGTTGTATTTAATAGTCCAACAGCGGCAATAGATGTAGGGTTAAATTATACAATAGAGATTACTACAATGCCAGCAGATGGATTAATTGGAAGTTCTTCTTCTGCTTCTCCTCTTACTGCTCATCCTAGAAAAATAGCTAAAGCTATATTTAATCTATCAAATAGCTATAATATCAAAGTAAATGAAATGGATGTTTTAATAAACGAGATATCAGATTTAGATACATCTACTGGTTTAACATCTTTTACAGGGCAAAAAGAAGTACATTTTTTAGGTTATGATACAAATCCAACAATGGATATTACTCAATCTGTACCTTTGCCAATTAGAATATTAACAATTACAACGGAGATTTATTACTAATGTGTGATCCAGTAACTTTAACAGCTGTTAGTACAGCAGTCGGTAATTTAGGTATGCAACAAGGAGCTGCTTTTTTTGCGAGTGCGGCAGGCTCATCTCTTTCTGTTGGCATAGGTCAAGCTATATCTGTTGCAACTGCTGTAGCAAAAAGCCCTATAACTAAAGTGGGTTATTCTGTTTTCAATACTGTTAATGCAATAAGTGAGGGATACCAAGGAAAGCTAAGACAAGATGCTGCAAGACAAACTGCAAACTTAGAGCAAGCAAAATACGAACAACAACAAAAAGAATACCAAGCTCAAATTGAAAGAGATTCTATAGAAGCTAGGTCAGAAGAGTTAGACAGAAGAAAAAGATACTTGTCTGCAAGAAAATCTAACATTTCACAAATGTCTGCTTCTGGTGTTCAGGCAGCTTCTAACTCTTATAGAGCGTTATTAGAAAGCAATAGAGACCAATACTTAAATGACATGAGTTATACAAGACTTATTGGTACAGAAAAAAATACATCTGTTAATGCTCAAATGAAAGGAGCAAGAGTTGCTTCAAGAATAGGTAAAGAGAGTTACAAAACACAAGCAAAATATAGAACAACAGAGACTTTATTAAACGTAGGTAAGGCTCTTACAAGTTAATTATGGCTATTAAAAAAGAACAACAACAGAAAACACTTGCTAATAGAATTGGTGTTAATAGAGGCTCAGGGTTTGATGCGGCTATTACTTCTTCCAGAAGAACAGAAGATACTATAGGTAATACTTTAAACAATTTAAGCGATACTGCTGCAAATTATTTATCTAAAGCTAATACTTTAGAGGGCAAAACAATTGCTCAGCAACAAGAGTTTGGATCTAAAACAATTGCTTATGAAGATGAGTCTGGAAAAGTTCATAACATGGAAATGGTCGTTCCTGTTTCAATACCATCTTTTCAAAGTAACGCAACTCAGGCAGCTTATGAAGCAGAAAATCTTATCTTATATAACAACGCAGTCAAAGCTTCCTTGCATGGGATAGTAGATACGGCAGCAAATGATTCTCTTGTAGTTGGTGCTACTATGGAAGATTATCAAACATTAGTAGAAAACCAAACAGCTGTATACATAAATGAATTGCCTGACAATTACAAACAAACAGCCAGAAACCACGTTAATACTAGATTAGCTTTAAAAGCTCCTGCTGTTCATGCACATAATTTAAAGGTAAGCATGTTAGAATCTGAGCAAAACATAACAAAATTAGATGGAACTTTGTCTGCTAAATCTTTTGAAGCTGCAATAATGAATAACGAAGAACAGTTTTTAGCAACTGAAGTAGAACTAGAAGAACTATCTTTGTT